TTTCCTCCTCACCTAGTCGCGACGTTTCGCGCGTTGGAGGTCGCTTTTTTATGGGTTGCGTGGGGTTTTATGGTCGCTCGTAAGGTTTTGCACATTGTATGATGCAGGATTGGCTTACAAACGGATTTGCGTGGCTTCTGGATTTTATTCAGCAGTTTTTTCTTTCTCTTTTGGGTGCTTTGCCGGATTCGCAAGGGTTGCCGGATGAGGTTCTTTCGTCTTTGCAGCTTATTTTTGGCTATGCCGCCTGTTTGCTCATTACAGCACCGTCCATTAGCGGTGCTGTAATGAACAGGGAACTACGATGGACACAGCTCGTTCCTCTTTAAGGTCGCACTGGCACTGTTGAACCTCCCACGACCGCAGAGCTAGCGCGTAGGGCTCGGGGCGCTCTGCGACCCCGAGCCCCAAGATCAAAACCGAACCCAGCTAAAAAGCAAAGACCAGACAATCCCCACAACCGTACCAAAACCCACCATTAAAAGATAGAATTGTAGAATCTCGTAGCTTGTCATTCTAGTCAAAAATAAGCTTTCTTATAAAAGCAAAAGGCAAAAGCACTGCAATTATTACAAACCAATGTTGCATCAAAGTTTGTGCTATAAGTTGTGCTATTTGTACGCTCATTTTTGTCTACGAAAAAACCAAATCGGAAAAAGCATTGCTATAAAGAATAACACAAAACCGTGATACAAGTTATCCCCACTGCTATCTGTTGGTGTTGTTGTTGCGGTTATGGTTGTTCCCCCCGAAGCCGCGCAATCAGTAAAAGGTACTTCGGTATTAAAAGTCGGCGAGCCGGACGCTGTGAGGTCATAAGTACCCACAGCGTCAGTGTAATCGTCCTCTAAAGCATACCGCGCGACAAGATTCAGCTGCGAATAATCACACGGACTCTCATACAAAGCAAGCACAGTTGAAGCATCTTTGTCGTCGCTATACACCAAAACCTCGTCCATAAACCCGTCAAATGTTTTTGTGGTATCAGGCGTAAACGTCCCGCCCTCCTCAAAATCACCGGCGCCGATAGAAAAACCCGTCGCGCCGGCATTTCCGACACCGGCACTTGTTGTGCTATCAACTTCAACACCGTTCAAATATAAAACAACATTAGTGCCGTCCCAATTAAACAGCCCCTTGACCGGATCAACAATCAAAATGCGCTCGTTTTTCCACTGCGCAATACGCATCCCGGCAGCAGAAAACTTACCGGAATTGGCAATCGTTACCTTGGTGCCAGACGTGGCATTGTAAGCCTCGGCCCCGCCATTGGTAAAGAACGCAACGATATACTCGAAGTTTCCAATGTTGGCGCTAAACAACGCATCAACCGTGCCGCTCCACGCCAAGTCGGCGCTCGACACTTGCACCGTAGTTGGGCCAGGAACCGTCTTGATGTTGCCGTAGCCAATGGGCTGCACATTCTCAAGCCAGGCAAACTCATCAGCGTCAATGGCCGTGCGGTTGGCCTGAGTGTTTACGCCCTTGAACGACTTGCTGATATGATATTGTTTGCGCTGCTCCGCGGCGGCCATATCAGTACGCCTGCGAATAAGCCGTGGGCAACCTACGGGTAAAGGTGCCCGTGAGCACGCCCTGCACTAACTTGGTGTACTGCTGCTTGAATATCTCAGCCTCACCATACGACTGCTCCTTAAACTTGGCCGTCTGCGAGGCATAATACGCCACAGGCTGCGTCCAAATGTCAGGAATAGTGTCGGTGTCCGCGCCGGTCACAAGGGCAGTAGGCTCGATTACGGTATCAAGTTCAATCGTATAAACCTGATCCGGTATCGGGCCGAGGTAGAATGTCTGCGGCCCATACATAGAGAACGCGACGGGACGCCCCGTATAGTTCTGCCAATAACGCAACTGCGCATTAAAGTCCGTCCACGGCAAATAGCGGAGCGGAATACGCGTGCTACCCCAATAGAGATTAAGGTTAATAATATCCATCGTTTGATCACCCTGCGGCAGCGATGCAAACGTGTATGTCTCTTGATTGGTTACCGTGGCACTCGTCTGGATCGTGCGCAAACACCCGGTATCACGCACCAGCTTGTTACGCGCGTCGTTGATGTAATCCGTTAATTCCTGATCCGACCAGAAATTAGCGTTTGCGTCATGCAGTAACCGCCGGCACTGCGTGATGTACTGCGCTAATGTAACAGCCATTCACGCACCTCATTGAATAGTAGCTGATGCTTCCACTCCCCTCCCCCGACGCGGTTGCGGCGCCGGAGGAGGTTGTGCGGAGTCCGTCGCTTCCGGGGACACAGAACGACGAACCGTGGGAGGCTCGGTTGTAATGACAAAATTCTCCAACCACGCCATCGCCTTAGGGATGTCATTGGTGGTTTTTGCCCAACCAAGCCTAATCACATGCGGTGTTTTATCCTCGACATTATACCCGAATATGTGACCCGCCACAAAAGCCGGAATTTGCACCGTCTTCCCAGGCTGAAAGACATACGAAACGCCATCCCACCCATCAGTGAGGGACATTTCGCCTTCGTTGGTCACATAAACGGTATCGGTCACAGGTTCACCGGAGTCCCAACAACACGAATGTCACAGGTGCCACCCGAAACCGCCGTGTTGACTTTTACAAACAAAGCACCAGCCGTAAACGCATCCGTCGCCGCTGCGGTGCCCAAGGTCAGGTCTTGCCACTTGGTAGTGGCAGCACTCACGTTTGACAGAACAGTCGCGTTAGAGACGTTATTGGACGTGTTGCCATCACTAGACGTAAGGACAATCACGTTGGCTGTGGCGATGCTCTTATTGGCGTTCATCACCGTGATTTCACGCACGATGTAAGAGCCTGTGTTAGCCGTAAGACCACCCGACAAAATCGGAATGGTCGCTACGGCATTGCCTGTGGCGGCAACCGAAACCCCACGCACTTCCCCGAGCACATAGCGCCCAAAGGAAGTTGGAAGGTTGGTGCCAACAGCGTTGCCGTTTGCCATGCCCTATACTCCTTACGAAGTATAAGTGCCGGTAACAGCCTGACCGCCGTTCACAGTGTAGAGCGTGACCGACTGAGTGCCCGTGGTCGCATTAGCGCGCACGTTATACCCATCCGAAATCAGCACCCCACCAGTGTTATTGGCGAGAAGGGTGGACCAGCTATTAGCGGAACCCGTGTACGCATTGATCTCAATCGTCACGTTCGCCGCCGGCAACATCAGGTAAGTACCCGCCGGGATGAACTGCGCGTTGGACATTGCCGTAGCATTGCCCGCACCCACATTTGCAACCGTAACCGGCTGAAGGTACGCACCAGACGTATTGGAAGACGTATTCGCAACGAGGATTTTGTTTAGGCCGAGAGCCATAGGTCAATCCTCCTCAGATCGTCAGGCTGTTGTAGCCGGTGACCTTCGTCATGGCCTTGGGCTTGGTATTCACCAACTCCGCGATCATGAGAACGGCACCAACATAACCAATCTGCCAGTTCGGCAGGGTGGACTCAAACCCCGTGAACACGAAGGAACCCTGGTCGTGAATGTACAGCGACAGGTAGTTCGTGTTGAGGAAGTACACCGTGCCCTCAGGGCAGTACGGGTCGGGATAAATCGGCACACCAGCGACCATCAGGGCGCGGAAGCCAGACTGCGGACCATTGGCATCGCCATCAAAGCCCGAACCCGGGGTAATGACGTACTGTTCTTGACCCACATAATCCTGCGCAAGCAGGGTCCAAGTACCAAAGCCGCACACGCCGAAGGTCGGCACTTCAGCGCCGTTCTTCACCGTACCGGAGATGTACTGAAGGATGTTCTGACGGGTCGGGTTGACCGAACCAGCCGCATACTGCTTCGACTTCCACCAGGTGTAGGTCGAGCGGTTGATGTTGCCGTAGGTCGCAGTGCCCGTACCATCATCAACCGCGGCCGGCAGACCAGTGAACTGCTGCGTGTTGGTCGTGTTGTTGTACAGCGCAGTGGCCATACCATCCATCATCACGTTGGTCGCATCGTTCATGCGAGCCTCGATGAGCGGGATGATAGCGTGGTCCTGCTGCACAGCGCCTTCCATGCCGAGGAACGGCACAGGGGCAATCATCAGCTTGAGGTTAAACTCAGCGTTGTAAGCGCCCTGCTGAACAGACGGCTGCGCAAACGAGCCGCTGTAGTCAGACCACTGAGCGTTTACAAACTGAGAGCCTTGAACCGGCACGGTCACGGACGACACACCGCCCGTAGCCTGCTGACTGTTGGCAATCAGCGCCGCCATCAAAGGCGTGCTGTTGTAGATTTGCACAACCAGCTTCGGGATAAACGCGCGCCGAGTAACGTAAGTCAACTCGGTGTACTGCGTACTACCCGTCGCCGGAAGAATACCACCACCGATAGGCATGGTTTATCTCCGAAGCAGTTAAAGTCCCCTAGAAACGATTAAAGTCCGATGGGCCTCGGGGATTTCCGAAGTTCCATCAAAGCCTTACTCGCCTCATCTCGTGCCGCAACCTGCGGATTTTTCCAGAACGAGGAAAGCGTATTACGCGCCGTAGTGTCCATGACGTTACGAGTGTAACCCATGCCGGTCGGCACTGCGCTTTCCTTCATCCACCGATGATAGTCCGCCGCGGTTTCATGATTCGTAATTCCGCGCTCAAGCATGATCTTTTCGATCTGCTCAATCTCGGACTCATCAGCAGCTTTGCCCTTCTTCACTAGGGCCTGCCGACGCCGTTCGAGTTCTTCTAGAGCCTCTTTCTGGCGCAATTTGGCCTCAAGCTGCTCCACACGGGCATTGGATTGTTGGGTAATCTGGCCCACCGAATCCTCGATTTCCAACTCTGGAATAGGGATATCAGGCTTGGCCATCTTAGTTAGACGCAAGAAACTCTTGCGAGTGGCGGGATTTTCGGCCAACTGGCGAGCCAGAGCAGCCAATTCATCCCGCGCATCAGGCGATAAATCTTCGAGTGACATGTCCCCAAATCCTCGTTCAGATTACGCGCTTGCCATCGCCAGGCGGAACAATCGTCATCTTGTTCTTGGTGCCGGC